CTCGCTTGAACTGGATATCCAGGTTTAAATAATACTTTATGAAAATCACTAGACGGATCGTAATCATCAAAATATGGTGATACGTTGAGATTAGTTTGCTGTGGCATAATCCTTTAGAACTGCAAGATAATTTTTATGTCTTCTTTTTGATTTGACGATCTAAGAATAGAAGGTCTATTATCAACGTAAATGATATTGCCAGATTGTTTTTGAACTTCTGGCAAAGCAATACCGTCAGTGAAATTAAGACCATAATAATAGGTCCTATTATTTATTACACTAGAGGAACCTGTAAAAGCACTATCAATAATTAAAGTGGAATTGTTACCTTGAGTAGGTATGATTGCAAGACTGCCTCCAAGATCTGGTTCATTTGTAAATTCTGCTAAATCAAATCCGTATGTTGGATTAATTTTAGCAGAACCATCAGAAGTATTAAATCCTACTAGATATCTATCTTGCCAAAATTTAATTACTCCTGTATTTTGATCATAATTAACTACTCTACCAAAAGCAGTTGTTCCTGTAGCGATTGTTTGTGAAATAAAACTATTTGCAGCAAACTCTGCAGAACTATAACCAGCTCCTACAAGTTTTAAAGCGCCAACAACACTAGCTTTTGGTTTATCTAAAACTACAGAAGAATTTAATTCTGTTGGATTTTCTACAATACCGACCCTAGCAATTTTATTACCGGTAATAAAATCTGGATTTTGAATGTCATTTTCAATTCTTGCATATAGTAACAGACTAAATGCTCCTAGTTCTCTGTATATATTTGCTCCGTGACCTCCTTGTGGAGGAATAATTACATCAAATGTTGGTCTGGTTGTTCCAGTTGGCACGCCTCCTGCAATTATATCAACAGTTCCATAAGTATATCCAGAACCTTGATTAGAAATTTCTACAGAACTAACTTGAGAATTTTCATCAATAGTAATAGTACATTCTGCTCCTTGACCGTCACCTTTAATTGGAACATTTCTATATTGTAAATTTGCTGCTCCTACATTTAAACCTTTGTTAGTTACGGTTGCAATTTTAATAGACCCCGAAACTGCATTATCTCGAACAAGAGCATTATCTGATGAAGTTTCCCAATCACTAGGAACGGGCATAAATTCTGTAGAATCAAATTTAATAATATCTGCAGGACTTAGAGTATACAGATATTTCCAAACATATCCATCACTACTAGATCCAGCAACTCTTGGTTCTAAATCGGTAAATAAAGGTTCGTCGAGTGATGGTTTTCCTGCAGGATTATCTGGACTAGTTCCATTTTGAAGACAAATATAAACTCTAAAATCTCTATTCATTACATAGAAAAATGATGAATAAAGATTTGTTGAGCTAGATACCTGAGCAAGTTTATCTACACTATAATCATGGCGATACATATCATATTTTGCACCAGAAGACCAAGTTCTTCTAGGTATAACATGCATGATGTCTGAAGAAGTAATTTTCTTCATTGCAATCATAGTATCCCAATAATCATTCTCTTGATTAAAATTATCTCTAGGTGAAGGAGGTGCTCCTTCCCAGTTAGAATTAAAATCAGTAGAATTAGTCAATCCAACAAAAGTATAATAAGCATTTTCACTGCTTAGCACACTTTTGCGAAAATTTTGCGCGTTTAAAATTCTAATTTGATCTGTAATTATTGCAGACATTTTGCTACAGTTTTTCTTTATTTATCAAGTTGGTCCATACCTTACATATTTCAAGGGTTCAGTTCTTATAATGGTGGGAGAAGTTGAAATACCTCCTATTCCATTTTCATTATATACGGAATAAGTTTTACTAGAGAATAATCTACTCTTAAGTACAATTTTACCCCAACTGTAAGCACCTTGATAATTTGATGTAGTCATTCCAGTATTTCCATCCCAATTTGCATCAAAATCAAATCCTAAAGGAGGATTATCAACTTTTGCACGAACTCTAACTGTAGCAGTTCCGATTCCACCTATAACTCTTGGATGTTCAACTTTTTCTAAAACTTCATAAACACCATCAACAAATGATGTACTTATACCAAGAACATTGTTAGCAGTATCGTAAGTTGTTATGGAAGTTGTTGCTGCTCCAATATTTGAATTGTAAATTGTAAATACATCACCCACTTCTATTTGAGAAACTGTTACTGCAGTTCCAACCCAAGTTGCTACACTAAAGGCAGAATCTTGTGAAGGAATGAATAAATCAAATAATGCGAAAGTATCCGAACCAATTGAAGTTGTTGCAAATCCTACAATAGAACCAGCGTCTCCTTTATAACCAAATGGGTAGTAAACTTCATTTTTTTCAAGTTTATCTGACGACGGTGGAGAAATTAAAACTGTTGGAGGTGATGTTGTAGAATAACCTACTCCACCTCCAGATACAGTTATACCAGTAACAACTCCACCCGTAAGAGTTGCTGTTGCAGTTGCAGTAGTAGTTGTACCAATACCAGAAACGCCAGTGGTACTAGCAATGCTTATACTGGGAATTTCAAGATAACCCTCTCCACCATTAGTTATTGTAATAGCAGAAACAGTTCCAGCAACAGAAACAGTTGCAGTTGCCGCCGCACCAACTTTTGTACCTTTAGGGTGAATAATTATACTGTTTTGGAATAATAAAGTAGAATCATTTTCATTATTTTGAGTGAAAAGAGGTCTAACTGTATCTACGTGAAGAACTGTCTCACCTACACCAACTGACTTAATTAAAGTTGCATTAGGTGCAATATTTGGTTCATAAAATCTTCTTGCTTTAGAAATGCTTCTACCATCAATAATTTTATCTTTTGTCTGGCGACACCAATAAACTGGTCTTATTAATTCTACATTATCTGTATTTCCTGGACCAAAATATGGTAGTGTTTCAACAGTATCTGTAGAAACAACATCTTTAATTATTCTGGTGTTTTCATTTAAAACTATATCATCAGAAGTAATTCTAAGTGTATCCCCTTCTTTTACAGTTTGAATAACATCGGTTTCAATTACATCAAGACCAGCTCCATTTCCTTTATAATATAGAATTCTTAAAGAATCTCCCACTCTTGGTGCTTCTGTAAATCTTATTCTGTTTCCACCAAGGAAGTAATATGATATATTTGGAACTTGAAGAGTATTATTTAAAAATACTAAAAGAAGTTGTTCTGGAGCAATTTTAGAATTTTTAGAAGCAATAATAGAAAGTCTTTCTCCATCTCTAAACAGAGGGAAAAGAAGTCTTCTTCCGTCGATGTATTGATTAATATTATCCAAAATTTCAAATTGTCCTAATGACCAACCATTAAAAGTATCGTCAAAAGTTTTATCAACTTCTATTTGGAATTCTTCAAAGTCGTTAGTTATATAAGTAGGAATTCCAGTCAATCCTCCAGTCTGTACTGTTAGAATATCTTTATTTCCATAGGCATATCCATTATTATTAAATTTAAATGAAATTATACTTGAACCATTACCAACTTGAACATCAACTCTAGCTTCTGTTCCAAGACCTATAATTGCATTGTCATCTGAATAAATTAAGGGCATATTACCGTATGGTTCTGGTTCATCAAATACAATTTGAGGAACGACCATATTACTTCCAACACCAACATTAAGATTAAATCCTGGATTAGTAATAATAACGTTATCCGAAATATGTCCAGTTCCAACTATAACAGTTGTAAAACCAACATGTTGAATGGATGTTGTTGCAGTACTAACAACAGCACTAGTACCAATACCTACGAAGGTATGTGTATACTGACCACCAGCACGAAGAGCATTTGGCGTTGCACTTTGGAATGAGTGCTGATAATCTCCACCAGATATGACTGCATCCGCTGCCGCTGTTACAAAAAGATGTTCTGAGGTATCTGATGATGTACCAACATCCAGAGTAATAGTTCCATTTTCTTGATCTACAGCAGTAATATTTACGGCAGTTTGATATGCGGCATCTGGAGTGCCAGCGTTAGCACCCTCACCAGAAGCGCGAGGATATGTCTTCTGAACCGTGTGACCATCAAGAGCACAAGTGAATGTTAATGAATTGTCAGCAAGTCTAACTGAAGTTCCAGATGTTAAAGTATGAGATCCAATTGTTAATTGTAGAAGACCAGTTGAAGGAGTGTATGTTGCAGCAGAAGGAGTGAAGTAAACAAGAGGTGAAGCACCAACGTTAACTGTAATTGTTCCAGCTGCTTGATCTGCATTAATAATATCAAGAGTATTATTTGCTGCCGGATCAGTTGAGCGAGGATATGTTTTGGTTGCTGTATTACCATCCATTGTACATGTAAAGGATAGTGAATCAGTTTCAAGACTAATACCTCTATCAACGACAAGTCCATGATTAGCTCCAATAGTAAGAGTAGTAATTCCTGTTACTGGAGTATATTCTGCATTTGAAATATTAAAATATACAAAAGTTGAAACACCAACAAATGCTTGTATGTTTGAACCTTCAACATTTTCAAGTCTTAGAGGTCTATTCCAAGCTCTATCGTCTAGATTTGGTCTGGGATATGATTTAAGTCTAGTGTTACCATCACTATTACAAGTAAAGTATAAACCATTGTCTATAATCGAAATATAATCACCTTGATTTAATTCATGATTTTTTGGAAGAGTCATGGATAAGAATCCAGTTTCTGGGTTATAATCTGCATCTAATACATCATAAGTAAGACCTGAAACTGCTCCTCCACTAATGTTACTAGTAGCAGCACTAACATTAACAATACCGTATGGAAGTGTTACACCAATACTCACTAAAGTTCCAATGGGAATATCATTAGGTGTTTGATCAACAGGTCTAAGTTGTATAAAAGTATTTCCAATACCATTTAATGGTGTTAAGGTTTTAAATTTAAATGTACCAATTCCGACTAGTGTATTTGTGCCATCGCCTTGAATTTCATTAAGAATACCAAATACGCTATTTTTATTTTCAATGAATATATTAGTAGTGCCAACAGAGATAGGATAATTTGTTTTGGTTATAATTTCCATTATTGGTTTGGATCTATAACCAGTTCCAGTATCGCCAACACTAACTGCAGTAATTTCTCCAATTTCTGAAATTGTCGCTGTAGCAGCAGCAGAAACCAATGGATGATAACCAAATCCTTCAGTTGATCCAATAGATTGAATTATACCAGCATTTGGGAAACTACTAATTCCAACATCATAACCTATATCTCTCGCATCACCATTAAATATTGCACTGGTTATACCTAGTGCTTCTGTAAGTTGATAATCTTCTGCTACAGTAATACCTGGAAGTTGTAAAATGTTATTAATAAGAATAACCGCATTTTCATCTTGAATTCCAGTTATATCATTTCCGGCATCCGTTCTTAATGGGAAAGAAAATTCGAGGGAATTAAATCTATCAGAAACATCTTGGAATACATAATTATTTTGATAGGTTTCGGATGTTCCGGAAGAAATTTTACCTCTCATGTAACTTCTTCCAGTGAAAGAAGAACCTTTAGCAATTCCAGACCAATCATTCTCACTTGGAATGTCTGGATTAGAAACTGGATCTAAACCAAATGGAGGTTCAGCAAAACTTATCGTACTATCAATAATATTATAATTACCACTAATTTTGGTAATTATATCTCCAGCAGAATGATTTCTAAAATTAGTTCCAAGTCTTGCTCTTCTAAGTCTAACTTTAGTAGAAATTCCACCAACTCCAACACCCTCAACTTTCATAATTTCATCATTAATTCTAAAGAAATCTCCTCCAAAGAATGATGTAACACCAACAAAATCCGCAATATCATCAATTGATAGTAGATTTGTAGCAAGTTGAGAAGTAATAGCTGTAGAAACAATTGGACTTTGAATAATATTATCAATCGTAACAAGAACTTTAGCATTCTGTCTAGTGGTTAATAATCTATGCGAAGTTCCACTACCCACGTTATTGATATCAATAAGATTTGGATCTGGTAATAATGCATCATCGGGACTAGTAGATAATCCAACAAGACTATCATCAATTTTAACAATGTAAAGTTCGTCTACATCATTGGGTAATATGGTAGTTAAACCTATACCAGTAATAAAAGTTTGTCCAATACCAATAGCAGAATTTAAGTTATTAATATCATCTCTAAAATATTTAACTCTTTCTCCAGAAATAAAGAAATGATTTGGAAGTTTAATACTGTTATTTGAAGTATCAATAACATCGGTATTTCCACCATCAAACCAAAATTCAAATATATCTTGTCCTTCATGAGTTAGGTCAAAATCTGTTTTTACTGCATTAAAAGTACCAACATATTCATCTCTATCATCTGTAATTAAACCATTATTAAAATCAAGAATAGTATCAACATCATCAGCTGTTTCTGATTTTAAATGATGAGCAAAAATATTTACTTCAACATCAATATTTGGTTCTGGAGTAAAATGTAAATCAACTGCAAATCCAGTATTATCTACCTCAGCACCAAAAGTACCAAGACCTGAAGAAGTTGCCAAATTACCATATTCAGTAATGAATGCTTCACTAGTTACACCAACACCATTAATTGTATCTACTACAAATAGTTCTGAGAATGCGTGCTCATTATTTGTTTTATCTGCAACGTGTATCCAATACTTAGCAGCATGGAATGGTTGACTATTTGCAATATATCTGTAAGTATTGACAGTGGTAATACCTGGAGATGAAGATGCTGGTATATTTGTAGACTCTACTTGAAGTCTGCTATGATTCATATTGTAATCAACTTCAGTATCAGTTGCTGTTTGTGCAATTCCTATTTGAATAGTATTAACAACAGCTTCTGCACCTATTTTACTATTTGGGGTAAAATCAACTTTAAAATTATTTCCATCAAAATATGGATAGAAAGTGCCATATCCCGAATTTGCAGGTTGCAATCCATCAATGTCTGTATATAAAGAACCATATTCGCCACCTACAATATTACTAACTCCATCATGAACAAAATTAATTTGTCTAGCACCAAATTCTTCATTATCTTCTGCAGTATCTGGGTTAATCATAACCATTAATGATACTGAGTTATACGTATTTGCAATCGAAACTACAGTTTTTGGAGTATTGGGAGTATTAAATATTACACTAGAAGTGTTTACTAAAGCAACGTCACCAAAAGAACTGTTACCTACACCTAAAAATTCATCTTTAATTTTATATGCAACGTAGCAAATATTTAAATCATTGTATGCTACTTTTTCATTAGTTGGATAGAATCTAATAAATCCTTTACCGTCAGCAATATTAAAATCAAATGCTCCAAGTTCATTGTCAGTAGTTGCCATAACTGCATACTCATTACTATATCCATAGTTTCCATCTTGAATAACATCAAAAACAGATACTTGTCTTTCTGAAGTAAATCTTTTATCTCTAACTAAAGTAATATATTTTGCAAATCTTAAATTATCAAGAGATAGTGCATCAATATCAACATATTCTTCAGATCTGGGCACATGCGAGAATTGACTACTAATATCATCAATAGACAAAACTCTATTACCTACTGCTTCATCAAACGAAGAAATTAATTTGCCTTCAAAATTAATTTCAGTAGAAACTATTGTATTTTCTAAATTAATATAATTTTCTCTAACAAGATCAAAATCATTCACACAATTAAGATCTACTTCTGCTACAATATCCTTAATTAGATTAATATAAGTAGATCCTTCAGTTGGAGATGTATTTACTTTCAAACCTCGTTCGTAAGATTCTAATTGATAATTAGCAAACTTTTTATACCCAGAAACATGATTCATTGATGAAATGGGATCATTCCAGGTTTGTAATGGTATGGTAGATTTTAAAGAATATGAGAAATTTTGATAATAATCATTATCAGGGAATCTTTGTAGATCATTGTTTAAGAAACCTGCAATATCATTCCACCCTTTACTTTGGTTAATACTAACACCATATTTTCCATATGATTTATATGGGAATACATTTTCTCCGATTAAGGCAATTGATTTTGATGTTTGCCCTCTAACTCTTTCCCCTTTTAAGAAATTATCAGTGGAGTTAATTTGCAAAATTGAATCTTTTTCATTCCAACTTTCTACAACACCAACTTTATTGCCAAATTTAACAATTTCATTTTTGATAAATTCATTTTTCTTGATTTGTATTTCAAATGATGGAAAATCTCTTTCTGGAAGTAATCTTGGTGCTGAATTAATTTTATCAAGACCAAGAATGCCTTCACCTGGTTTTAGATGATCTGCCATACTAAATGTTACTGCTGCACCTGTACCACCTACATTTGCCGAAGCAGCGACAATGGTGAAAAGTTTATAATTAAATTCAGAACTATTAAATCCTCTAGAATTTCCAATACCTGTGTTACACCCCTCAATCATAAATTTTTCACCATCTATAAATGGGAAATAGTCTCCTGAAGAATATTGTGTTTTTAATCTTGCCGTAATCAGTTTAGTTAATGGATCATACGTAATACCAGTATCAGGGAGAGGGCTAGTATCAACGGGAATACCACGACCAGATTTTACAGGATAAATTTTTGGAATAACATCACTCATACCAAAAGTATTTTTTAGTATGGTTACTTTATCATCTTTGCCATCATAAATTAAATCAATATCATCTACAATTTCTCCACTAACTCCATCAATAACTACTAATTCCTGTCTACCATCATATCCTCTTCCAAAATTAGTAATGCTAATTTTATCAATAGATGAGAATGGAGTTAATCGTAAAGATTGTGGATAATAGAAGAGAGGTCTAATAGTTTGATCATATGGAAAATCAAAACCATAATTTGTTATTTCTACTTTATCAATTTTTCCAATATCAGAAGTTTTAAGTTCTAAAACTGCATCAACTCCATCAATAGTAGTTACAGTTGAAAATCCAGGAAGAGTATTATAATTATATCCGGTATTTAATAATTTAACTCTTGAAATTGGACCGTTAGTATGGGTACAATCAGTAATATATGATATTGTAGAATTTGTCGATCCATACGAAACCACTTCTGGAGATTGTGATAAATTATAAGAAAATGTTGTTCCGCTTGAAACTTTTATTTTATGAGAACCAGAGTAAGAACTTTCGGAAACTTTAATAGATCCGGCACCGTGTACAGATTTATCTAAATGAACTAACTTTTTAATATCAGATAAAGGAACTCCTTGAGTATATTTTGGTATTAAATTGTAGAAAAGATTTTTTGGAGTATTTTCATCTAAAAATAATTTTACAATTGAAGTTGAACCAACAATTCCAGTTTTAACTACTTTAAATTCGTTATCTTCTGGATTTTTTGTCCAAGGTTTATTAAAAGTATCGCCAACATAGAAATCAAGGTCAAATGCTGGATAGTTATTTTGGAAGTAAATATATTCTAAAGATGAATCTGTTAGGTCAAAATTTATGCTACTATAACCTTCAGTATCAATAACAGGGTTTACAGGATTAAATGTTCCTGCAGTTGTTGCAACACCAACGACTGTTATTGGTTGATCAAGTTGAGAATTATATGAAGTTGTTGAAACTTTAAAGTTATCTTTATCAATTTTGACTGCATAATATTCACGGTTGTTATCAAATGCTGTTACTGCTGTATCTGCAGTGTGAATAAGTTTATCTCCTGTAGAGAAACCATGATCTTCAATAGTAACTACGCCTGTTTCTGTGTTAACTCCAACTGCCTCAAAAGATTTTGGATTTATAATTATTTTACCATTAAAATCATCATATTTTACAACCACTGTTTTTTCTACTCTGGGTTGAATATCAAACAAAACTTTATGATCAGAACTTAACCCATGAGTAGTTGCTGTAGAAACTGTTACTCTATTTTTAATTGCAGTTGCTGTAATTTTTGGATATTGAGTAACAAAACTATGATCTGTATACGTTCCAGCATCGATAATATCTATTAGTCCAATATCTCTAGTTGTTTCTGCTATTCCACAAATTACACCTGTAGATCCTATCCCAACTATAACAGTTGAAATACCAATATGATCTTTATCTAATCTAGCAACATAATAATTCCTACCATCTATTAATTCTGATCCAATACCCGAATTAAAAACGTTATCTTCGTATTCGATAGCTAAATTAGGACTTCCATATGGATCACTGCTATTTGTAAAATATTTTACAGTATCACCTGTTTTTAATCCGTGATTTTTTAGATATATTGATCTTGGTTTAATAAACGTTGAAGTTTCTGCTATTCCAGGATTATTAAAAAATACAGTAGTTCCATATCCAGGATATCCTGGAGTACCCTGATTTAAAGATAATCCTATAGATTCTGATGGAGTAAAATAAATTTCTTTATTATTTCTAAATTTAAAAGAATTATCATAATCAGAATTAAAGAAAAATTTTCTCTGCATTATGGTTGCAGCGGTGCCTACTGTGTGAATAGGACCACTAGATTCTCTAAGTATTTTAATTCTACCAGATTCTCTCTCAACATTTATAACTTTAACTCTTTCATCATTAATTTGAACTTCGTCATTTTCTCTAATTTCTTCAAAATTTAAATTTGAAACATATACATATGTCGAAATACCAGTATTTGCAATATTATCAAGAGCATGTGTAGTTGTGCCTAATCCAACTAGAGAAAAAGTAGTGGCTGGTACAGATACTTCATAATTACCTTCAAATTTAGATTTAACAGTTGAAAAATTAGTTATCGATATTAATTCATTATTAAAGTATTGATGTGAAGTAGTTGCTATTCCTACGAATTTTCCTTTTTGTGGTGTTGAATATATTTCAATGGGAATTTCTGTAGTTGAACATGAAATACTTACAACTTCTTTACCCTCTACAAATTCAACTTTAGCCGCAACTCCTTTTCCACCAGAATTTTCCTGATCAAATACTAATCTATCATTTACTTTATAAAAATCTCCTCCATTCAATACATCAATAGAACTTACTCTACCTCTACCAACAGTTTTTACAGTTACTTTTTGATTAAGATTATTTGAAAGGTTAATATAGGGATAATTAACTGTTTTATCAAAGAAATTATATACTGTGGTATTTCTCTTATATTCACTTTGATTTAAATCAAATCCATCTTGATTTGAATTTTTATCATCATTAAATTTACTGGGAATAGAGAAATAATTATCTCCAATAAGGTATGGAAATATTGGTCGTCTATAGTCCCTAAAAGGTCCTGCATCGTCTGCAATTTCATTGATGGTAGCAAAGTATGCATATGTTCCTTTTGGAAATTCTGGGGTAACACAATATCTTCCATTATTTTCATCAAGAACACTGTCATCATCAACTCTATAATAAGTATAGTCTTCAACAAAATATCCTGAAGGATAATTTGGTGGTCTATTGCTTCTAGATGCAGAGTCATCATAATAACCACTTTTCATTCTTACTGCAACACCACCCGATTTTTTAGAGTATCCATACGGACCATATATTGGATTTCCATCATACGCCCATCCAATAATTGGAGAATGATTAAGAGAATCAATTTCTACTCTGTTAAAAGGTAAATCGCTTGCACCATATTGTTTAGCACCTTCAGAATCACTTGGAACTAATCTATTTCTTAAATATCTTGGAGCATACAAATGCAAATATTGAATTCCATAATTACCAAAAGAAGATTTAGTTAAAATTCCATCATCGTTTTCTATTTTTTCAAAATTATCAAAGAACAAATTAATTTTCCAACTTTGAAGATGTGGTTGGAATTTTGATTGTGAAAGAGATTCTGAAGATACAATTCTAATAGAAGTACTATTTTGAGAGTAACCTCTACCACCTTCAATAACAATTACTTCATCAATAGTTCCGTCATTTCGGAGAGTAGCAGTTAATACAGCACCTGTGCCATTACCGTCTACAACAACATCTGGAGCAGAAGTAAAATCTCTACCTCTATGGAGAACAACAGCTTCAGTTATACTACCATTATTAACAATACATTTTATTTGTGTACCTTGTCCAATAGAATATGTTACAATTGGATTTCTTTCAAATTCTTGAATATTAGTTACTCCATATCCAACTCCTCCGTTTGAGATATGAATATTATTAATAGAACCTAAGAATTTTGGTTGAAGTTCCGCAACAAATTTATCACCTATGCCTGTTTTTCCATTTAAAATTACTTCAATTGGAGGATGATTGAAAATGTGTGTTCCGGTTCCTTGATTAGTAATATCAATATATTCTTTTCTATCTGCAAATATATTAATACTATTTCCTACTCCAATATTTGAAAGAGTAAAATTATTATTATCAATAACAGTAGCAATATAATCAGTATTTAATGAAAGACCTGTTAATTGAGTTTCTGTTGTACTAGAAACTCCTACATATTGAACTATATCACCATTAACATATCCGTGATTGATACTATTAATAGTATTTGTTGCCGTATTGATACCTGTATAAGAGCAGGTTACTTTTCTATTTGAATATCCTTCTCCAGGTTCTACTACATTAATAGAATCTATTTGTCTTTTTTTATTAACTGCTCGTAAACTATGAACACCATCTCCATATGCAGTTAATGAAACAGTGTTTATACCAGAAGTAGCATCACTTCTAGTATTATATAATTTTATATTGTTAAGATCTATTCCACCACTAACATTGGAAATTGCTATTGCATTACCCATATATTGATGTGCCGAACATGTATAGTATAAAGTTGCTGGCGCATCATTAGCAACTGTGATACTAATACTACGATTTGTAGCAGCTGCAAAACCACTTATGTAATCAGCATAAGCAAGATTTACACCATCAAGTGTGTAAGTTACACCAATCTCATATCTATCAGAACCACCAAAAGCAGTTTCTACTTCGCTGAAGTATACTGCATGTGGTGTGACTGATATATCGTTTTGATCAAATATGTAAGTTGAACCACGAACAAACTGTAAATTTGGTGCTTGTGTTACTGCACTATAGTCACCACCGACAATATAATATCCATTAGCAGATCCCTGACCAAAATAAGGATGATCTCCGGTTTTACTAGAAACTGTTAATGCATAAGTTGTGGTTCCAGCAGCCAACCCAACAAAGTATGAAGTGTTTGTTGTTAATCCTGCAATTGCTGTTTGTCCACTTGTTTGATAAACAACCTCTTCAAAATTTCTAAATTTATGATATGTTGAAAATCCAATAATATCTTCTGGTAAACGAATAGATCTACTATTAAAGAATGATACATGCTCAGACAGTTTCATATTTACTAAAACTGAAGCACCTTTTCCATTTCCTCCTTTAATTTTAATCGTTGGAGTTCCCTCATAATCAAATCCACCATTGACAAGTTTGATTTTGCTTAAGGACCCAGTAATTCCAAAATAACCTTCTGCATCACTTCCACTACTATCTTCAACAACAAGATTTGGAGGATTAATTACATCAAATTGTTCATCTGAGAAAATTACATCAACATTTTTTATTTCTCCATAATAAATGTTGTTTCTAGATTTATAATTTAAAATTTCTACACCATTTAGTAACATTCCAGTTGTTCCTGGAAGAGTTGCTACTTTTGATGTAGCATCTTCTAATGGTACAGGTATTTCTCGAAGTAATTTTTGATCTTGCAACTCTGCTTCATGGTAATCATATAATCTAACTCTATTTTCTTTTACTGTTGTAGAGTCAAATGTAATATATTTTTTAAAAAAGATATTTTCTTTACTTAAAGCAAATTTAACTGTAACTTCATCTACCTTTTCAACATAGTATATCCCTCCATCAAATAATTTTGTTCCTTCAACCATTTCCTTTACATAATTAAATCCCTCATCAACTTTCGTTGATTCTATCATCTCTGGATAATAGTAAATTTTATCTCCAGTTTTTAAATTGTGAGGATAAGTAAAACTAACATCAGTGCCACTAAAAGTTCCTTCAATTATCAAATCAATAGGAGCAATAGAAATTGATTCTGAAGGTAAAGACGTAGAAGCAACTAGCAAATTGCCATCATCGTCACTGTATACATTTTGTACATTTGCATGATATTGTTCTAATTGAGGGAATGAAGAAGAAACGCCTCTTAATATTCCTCTTTTAATTGTATAACTTTTATCTAAATCAATTACTGCAGAAATTCTAACATTTAATGATTTTGTATTAACAACGGAAAGAATAGTTGCATCTAAAGCAACTCCACTATTATCAATTACTTCAATAGTATCATCTTTAACAAGATAATGTTCATTATACAAATTTATTCTGTATACTCTGTCCGTAAAATCAATTATTGAAATATTGTTGACAGTAAATACTTTTTTGTTATTATAAAACCACTCATCGAATTTAAAACCAGATCCTTCAAAACCAAGAGTTTTAACTCTTGATATGGTATCTTTATTATTAAATAAAGATTTTATAGGATAATTTGCTTCGGAAATAATAGATGATACGTTGCATTCAACTTTCTTACCGTTTATTGTTGCATATGCAAAAGTATCTTTATCGGTTATGTTTTCTTCTTCAGCAATTTCTTTGTAGATATAATTAATGTCTCTAAATTGATTAATTGTTTTAGATCCATAATACAAAGATCCATTTGTTCCATCAGTATATTTAAATGAAATGTTTCCAGTTTTTGCAAAACCAACGGTTGATTCTACATCAAGATATGTTGCACCGATAGAAATTGGATTTATTAGTTTTGTTTTGGGTGTAACTTTGAAGTCTCCATAAATTGCACCACTAAAAGTAATATCTTTATTATATCCAGAATCTATGTCAAGTCTGTAATATGTTTTTAAATCGGGTGTTTGAATTCTCTCAGAATATGCAATAGGTGCATATGATTTTGATGGAAAATCTTGAAAAAGAGTAATGTTTTGAATATTGTCAAATTCGTCTTCATTTAAAGTTGGTTCTATAACCAGACTTTCTACTTTATTAAATTGTGCATCAGAAGGTCTGAATAGTTGTTCTGCTGGTGTTACTAATTTAACTCTAGCACCATAAAGTGCTTTAAATAAAATTTTAAATGATTCTTCCGTTCCCTTTGAAGCATAAAAACTTCTTACTTGCTTTAAAAAATTATTTTGATCTAATCCAGAATAAAAATCTCTACCGTCAAACCCTAAAGCAATTTGTTTTTTTGTTTTATTTAAAAATTCTAGTAAAAATAATACACTTAAATTTAAAACCTCAGATCCTTTTTTATGCGATCTTGCTAGAGTAGACTCAAATAAAACCTCATCAGGATAATTTTCTTTTGTATAATCACAAATTCCACTAAATCCTCTAACGCATCCAATAAAACTACTTGGAGTTTTGTTTTTATATGTAATTACTTCATCATTAATTTTTATAAGACCATACGAGTCTGGAAATCCAGAAGTATCAGATATTTCAATAACACTACCTGATGCACTAAGAGGTCTAAACAGAGTAGCTGAATATACTCTATTAGTAAAAGAATCAATCTTTGTATACTGATCAATATTGTCAATTAAATCAATTGGACCACCTTGATATTCTTGTCCCCTATAATATTCTTTTAAAAATTCAGTTATCAATGGGAAATCAGTCCTAACGTAATCAGGAACTTGACTTTTAACAATCGTGGAAAGCTTAACTCTTTTTTCTGTCATTTTGATTTAAGTATTAGTATCCGCTGCTATAACCACCACCGGACGAACCGGAAGATGAACTAGAAGATGAACTAGAGGATGAACTAGAGGACGAACTGGAAGACGAACTGGAGGAGGAACTAGAGGAAGAACTAGAAGGCGAACTATAAGTTTGACTAGGAGTTGTTCCCGAAGCAGTTCCATCAGTAGTATTTACATTCGATGCTGTAGAAGTATTTACCGAAGAAGAAGCGCCAGTACTGTAAATACTGGTGCCAGTTGAAGCAGCTGCTCTTGCTTGTGCTTCTGAAACAACAGTTGTACCTGGTCTTCCACCAGGTCTAACTAAATTACCATTTGCATAACTAGAAGATGAAACGTAAGTAGATGCTGAAGAATCCAAACCAGAAGAAATATCATCTACTACCATATCAATTACACTGTTTGATATATCTAATTGCAAATATAAATCTTGCAATCCAATCACATCATTAGATTTTGGTGTCGCTGATATTTCAATTATAGGTTGACCATCACGCAATTTGCCGGAAGTTATACTTACCGGATTTAATGTAACAATTCCATTTACATAATTTACTGTTCCCACATTTCTTCTTATAATAGTTGGACTTTGTGAAGTAAGTGTTGGAAGAGTAAAGAAGAACAAACTTCCAGTCTGACCATCAAAACTTGGTAAATCTCCAATGTATAAAACATCTTGAACTCCGCTAATAGTAAATCCTGAAGATTTGATATTAAATCCTTCAAGACTTGTAATATGAAATTCATTACCAAAACCAATAGAATACTCAGCAATAGTGTTTAGAACAACTCTCAAATCTCTTCTTATACCAATAGTAGTTATATTGGATGTAATTGCCTGATCACTGTCATCAATTATTCTTTGAAATTTAGAATATTTAAATCTAGCACCATATTTGTTTAATTCTGTAGAATCTCCATATTTTTGTACATTATTTTGCACAATTGAAGAAACTCTTTGTGATGAAGTAGTTAAATTTGAATTATAATATACTTTTGAATTAACCTCAATATACAAATATTTTAAATCAAGTATTTCTGTTAAAATTCCTGCTACAGAGTATCTTTTTAACTCTTTTTTAATATTTTCTTTTACCAAATTTGGTAAAAAATCTCCAAATTTTGGTTTTATACTAATAAAAACTTTTCCATATTGAGGAGGTATTAACTCTTCTCCTCCAAATACAGAAATTGATTCAGTTTCAGGATAAATCTTTGTCGGAACCAAAGTTTCATAATCTGTAGAAGTAACAGCTCTATTTTGAGTTGCAAAAGATCTTGGAGCAAACTTTTTAATAGATTCAACACTTTCAATATTTTCTCCACCAGAAGAAATGACTCCAGTTGTTAATAATGAAACTCCACTAGTTACATTATACTCAATAGCGTTTCTTTCGTAGATAATTCTTCCATTAAAAGTAAAATTGGCAATTCCATTACCACTATCACCGTTAGATCTAATGTAATTTACAGTAATATGATTACCTTCTTGCAATTTTTGAGCAAAAATGCCGTCACCAAACAAAATTTCATATCTTTCATCTTCTATTTCTTGTAAAAAATATGATTTTGTAAATTGATCGACGCCAAATAAGTTATCTTGCCTAGAATAGCGTGTTGCTGCCGTTGCTGTTGCGCTATCTTTAACAAAAACTGACATTAAATCAGTGTCAATTCCCGAATTTGGTAAAATAAATCTTTGATTATAGTCTCTTGGGTTGTAAATGAAGGTTTGTGAGAGCAATGGACCTTCATAAATTGGAATATTACGAAAAACTGCAATTCCATTCGTTACTGGAACTGTAATATCATCAATAATTGAGAAAATATAGGAAGAATTTGCAAAATTTCCTTGGGAAGTTGCTATTGGTCCCTTTTTAAGGATTAAAGATACTGGTAAAGGGACAACTGAAGAGACATCAACGAAAAAACTAACAGTTGCACGGGCAGATTTTCTAGATTTTGGCAAATATCCAATGTTTCTTGCAATAGAAACCACATTTTCTCTTAATGTGGCACTATCAAGAAATACTTCGTTTGCTACCATGTTAGCATTATACGAAGTAATGTACGTATTGTATGCTAAAACATCAAGTATTGACGATAGGTTAGAACCCTCAAAGTCATAATCCGTAAAATTGGAATTTGCCTGAAGATAATCTTTGAGTGATTGTTTAACCTGATCGAAATCTAGGTTAGAAAAATTTGTTAACGGCATTTTTTACCTAGTTGATTGCAAGATAAAACTTATTTGCTGAGGATCTATTTCTTGTCCAATAATATTATAGGTAATTTCAATATCATAACCAAGTTCATTAAAGTTTGGAGTGACGATAATATCTAAAATACTAATTCTAGGTTCAAATGTTTCTAAAGAATATTTAATTTGATCCTGAACTACCGAAGCAGATGTAGAATCTAAAAGTTCAAAAAGAGAATCAGTTATATTTGTTCCGAAATCTGGGTTAAACATCTTCTCACCAGGTAGTGTGAAGATGATATTTCTTACGGAACGTGCAATTGCATTTGCATTTTTTAATGCAATCAAGTCATTACTTAAGGGGTTAATTTGAAATGACATACTAATGTCTTTAAACCCTTTACTAATTCGCTCTAAAGGCACTCTAATGCAGCAATTATAAGTTATTTATTAGGGATATTTTAATATTATGTCCAGCGTTCACGGACTTCTTCAATCTTTTGCTGCCTCGCGCGTTGCTCTTTTGCTTTCTTTAAATATTTTTCACTATCAACCTCTGTAATTAAGGTCATTCCGTTTTCAATAAACGCATTTGATTTGTCTACGGAACCGTCAAGATGTTGTGGATGACTCATGATACTCTTTAGGATTATTTATTGATCACATTCTACACTAGAATCTTCGTTATTAACAGCCTCTGATCTTTCTTTTGCGGTTTTCCAGAAATATTCGTCCTCACGTCCCATACCAAGTCTATCATTTCCATTCTCAACTTGATAATATTGAGTTGATACTTTAAAATCAGGCATTTTTGGATCAACAGGTGTCAAACTATTGTCAAAAATACGTAATCTATTATTTGGATACAGTGCATACTGACCATTTTCAAGTTCAATTAGATTATGTGACTTATGTTCTGCAGGATTTTCGCTAGTTGCATAGTCAACATAGTCTGGATCGTGATGGTAGTTATCAATTGTGCAGACATAAGTGCCTTTAACATTACCATGGTCCCTTGTATAACACTCAAAGTCCATGCTACCAATAAACTTCTTATCCACCGATACGACCCCGTAATCCATGCAATTCCAGAATTGTAGGTTAGGTAAACTCATGTCAGGATTAGGCGTCTCAGGGTCGCTTACAAAGGCGCTGATGGGCAATTTGTCGTACATTGCCGCATACTCTGGTAGATAGGTTTCAAAGTAAAATGCACGTCCAGGTATACTCTTTACAGATACCCAAACACCTTTTACAAATTCTCCCCATCCACTCTGGTGATCCGTTAGATATTCTTTACGAACCCATACTTCCATTGATGGAAGATTAGCAATCAAACAAGCCATAGGTAACAAATTGTTTCTTTATCTATACACAAAAAAAAGTTCTAGACATATACATTGCCTAGAACTAAAATGATAAAGCACAAAATTGTAAAAAGAAATAATGATATTCCTATCAAATATACCCATAATGGGATTTTATCGTCTTCCTTGACCACGATAACGCTTCTTGCCGTTATTGCGACTTGTAGCACTTACAAGAGTGTTTTGTGAGGAACCTTGACGAGTTTTCTTTGGTCTGCCCGGAATATAATTTCCGTTCTTCATCATTGCCATAATTCAATTCCTTTTTACTGTAATAGACATTTTATTGCCCGTGACCATCATACCCGAGACGAGCAAAACGGTCAAGAGCAGTACATAGAGAAAACTTAACATCAGATAATACGAGTTTTCTCATGACCCACACGAATACGAGGGTCGCACCAGATTTCAAAACCCTTCTCCTTGGCATCCAAACAGAAACTCACATCCTCTCCACACATGTCCTGAACATTCCCAGATTCAAATACCTGCATCTTAGGAGCAAACCAAGGATACTCAAGGTTTTCAAATACTCCATTCTTAATGAGCACCCATCCAAAACCTGTGTAGTCCACAGTAAACGGCTTACGCCTCTTGCTGATTGATTCCACAGTTTCGTGGTTCATTACTCCACCATTAGTACGGAAGTCCTCTTCCTCTAACCAATGTGCAACACTCGTAGTTTGTCCATCCTCAGTAGCATACCATCCACTGACAATCTCT